AATGCGTCGGAGGTGGTGTCCCACTCGTCCCCGAAATCGAGGATGAGGAAATTCATGGGGTGGCAGCCTGTCGTGGGAATGGGGCAGGGGGCGGGGCGGCCATGACGCCAGCGACGATCTCTGCGACTGCTGAATCTGGGATGCTTGGGAAAGCCGAGCTGATGATCGACTTCGTGCCGGCTGGCGTCAGAACGCCAGTGGAGAGCTGCTGGATGATCGCGATGAGCCCAGTGATCTGAGCACCGTTGAGCGACACGTCGGCGACCTGTGTCGTGGATGCGGACGCCAGTTTGCCGATTTCTTTTTTCTTGGTCGGATCTGCTGAGTCTTCGGGCAACGCAGCCTGGTCTCCCGGTAGATCAGTAGGTCCAGCAGCGACGGCAACCGAGAGCCCGAGCTCTCCGATCAGCGTCCGCTCGGCTGCGATCTGTCGCAGCTCCGTCTCCCAGTTTTTCCCCTGCTTGGCGTATTCGTGGGCCAATGAGGTCGTGAGCGTCTCAAGCCTTGTGCGGGCTGCCTCGGCTTCTTTGGATGGGTCGACGTGCTCTCGCCCATCCCACACCCACGACCAATTCCATTCACTGATCGGAGCCATCGAGTCGGGTACGATGCCCAGGAGCGATGCCTCGGCGACCCATGCCCCGAGCATCCGGTCGAGCATCACCCGCTCCAGCTCGTCGCGGTAGACCCGCACGGTGGCAGCGTAGATCTGGTGATCCATGCGGCCCGAAGCGTAGTTGTACGAGGAGGAGTCGAGGGCTGCGACGTTGTAGGGCAACTGCATACATCGCCCGATCTCCGACACGATCTCACGCTTGAACGCTTGGTAGGTGTTGGTCGGCTGCTCGGCCTTGAGCTGCGAGATGTCCCACCCTTCTGGCAGCGTCACCATCGATCGCTTCTCGATCGCCATCTCTGAGAATGCGTCGACCTCGTCAACCTCCGCAGCCGGGGAGTTGCTGTGGAGGAACGCCGCAAAATCTGCGGCGGTCTCCGCTGCTGCGATCACAGCCTCGGTGTAGCGCCGCATGGCTGCGAATAATTTCAACGCAGGCCCCACCTCGGGGATGCCTCTGTGCTGGCCGGCACGCTGTGGCCGATACCAATGAACGATCTGCGAGGCGGGGATGCGTGTGTATTCGGTGACGGTGGAGATCGAATTGCTGCCGGGGTGGTAGCCGAGGAGCTGGTAGCCGGTGACGTTGCCGATCGTGTCGAACTCTAGCCCGTCGACCGTCGAGCCCTCTGGCGTCACGTTACGCGAACTGGCGAGGATCGCCGATGGTGTGGCGATCATCTCGGCTTCAAGCAGGCGCACGTCGAGTTGGACGCCATCGTAGGCGGGATTCGATATGAACATGGCAAACGCCTCGCCATCGACGACGATGCTCTCACGCATTGTGCGGAGCTTGTTGGGCAGATTGATCTGCCAGCCCCAATCGAAGAATGCCCGCTCGATCTCTCGGTCGATCGTGGAGTCGCCGCTGCTGAGTTGGAGTCGTGGGCCTGTGCCGATCAGATCGTTTGCCAGCGTCGAGGAGATGCCTGCTAGGTACGAGTTGTTGGCTCGCTCGTAGCGGGCGCGGTTGCGTAGCGTGCGACGCACCATCGGCGAGCCTGCGGCGTCGGCAGACAGGGCATCAGAATTCTGCCAGTGGCGATGATCGTCACCCTTCTCGGCACTATCGAACCTAGCACGCACATGGACAGGCATCGCGACAGATGGTCGCCGTTGTTGCCCGAACAGAGCGGAGATGAGCCCCATGCTAGATCGTGCCTGGTGGTGTTAGCCGATTGAACCTGAGACCCCGTCGGGTGTTCGTCGCAGTGCTGGTGGCTGCGTTTTTTGCAGCGATGTAGCGATCGGCCTCGATCATTTTGGATATGTCCTGGGCAGTGACCTCGCCTGCGTCAGTGCGTACGCTGGCGGGGCCGATAGCCGTGGACTCAATCGCATCTTTGATGACGTCGCTCATGCATGAGAAACTACGCCACCGACAGAAGATCCCGTAGGGCCTCTCCCGTGGACGTCGAAGGGCAACCAGCCGTTGCCCTTCTGGGTGTGCTCGACGATGAACCGACACCCGAGACGCGCTGCGATCGATGCTGTGCTGCTTGAGAAAACAGCCAGCATCCGATCCTTGTCGATCCTCCCCGACGACACGAGGACGCCGGCGAGGATGCTGCCTCGCCCATGCCCCCGGTGGCGAGGGTCGACGAATAGCTCTAGGGTCTGCATATCTCGCCAGATGTGGGATGCGGCCCACCCGATGCATGCGCCGTCGAGCTCCCAGATCGCCAGCGGAGTCGAACTGCTCGACACACCCTCAAGCATCGACGCCACCTCCGCTTGGAACTCCGACCCGTCTCGGGTCAGCCGGTGGATGATCGCTAGGGCATCCCGTGGAGCGAGACCGTCGACGCTGGTGAGACTGATCGTGTTCATTGCTGCCTCTTGATTGTGATCACCTTACGCCCACCTGTGGCCGGGATCTCCGCTTTGCGTCTGCGACGACCGCCAGCCTCGGACGCACTCGGAGAGATGCCCGTCACGCTCGCGGCCACCGTCGCACCCACGAGACAATCCCACCAGTGATTCTCTCGGCCCGATAGTTTCCACTCGTCCACGACTCTGCCTCGGGCTTCGGTACGAACTGGGTATTCACTCGTGAGGTGCTCGAATAAAAGATCGTGTTCGCCCGAGTGAAACGCGAGGGCCTCGGGATCGCCGAGAGCCAGACGCAGGCGAGCCGAGACGAACGTCTTCCAGAAATTCGTGTCGTAGATGCACGATCTGACATCGGCGTCTCCGAGCCGACCGATGCGCCAATTCAGACCGATACGATCGCCTCGGTGCTTGCTCTTGTCGCCGAGCGGTTGGCTCGATGCACCGATACCTCGACCATGGCTCGGGATCACAGTGGCCGAGAATGGCGAGCGTTTGCAAAACGTGCGGACGACCTGAGTGCTCTGGCCCCAGTTGGCATCGACCATGAGCTGCGAGATCCGCATCGAGACCCCATCCTCGCGAGGCCACTCGCGACCCATAAGATCCTGTGAGAGGTGGTCGAGCCCTGCACGCAGGCTCCCCTCGAAGCCAGCGCCATTGGCCGCCAGTGCCAGTGTCCTCTTTGCCCTACCAGCCTCGAAGAAGTTCACAGCCTGATCTGGGTAGGTTCCGTAGGCCACGATGTGGCCGCCAAACGAATCGCTCCAACTCGCCACGAGCCAGAAGAGCAGTTTTTCCTGCACGTCCACAAAACAGGTGAGAGCATTGTGGCCGCTCGGGATCGTGCCGCGAGGGACGTTGGACGCTCTGACTTTGAGCGCGACCTTGGACAACTTGTCTGATGAGATGTCATCGGCGAGCGGTTGGTTTTGGTACTCCGAGAAAAACGCACTCTCTCCACGATCGATCCTGAGATTCCATGCGTGTTGGATCGCGGTCAACTCGTCGGTGTTCTTTCGCTCGGGCCATGCCACTTGAGCGCCGAGATCCATCGCCGCCTGGTTGGCAGCGTAGTACGCATCGGCGACAGAGCCGCCCTTGCCCTCGCGTTGACCCTCGCGACGCAGCTCGCCGTATTGGCTCCAGAGCTCCTCGGCTGTGGGCCACTGGTAGACCAACTTGGTACGCTCGCCCTGCCATGCTGGGTGCTTGTGGCGATCGAGGAGGCGATCAGCCAGGTCATCGGGTCGGATGACCGTCACAGTACACAGGCCGCTGATCTTGTTGGCCGGCCCAGCCAGTCCGAGGATCGCACCGGAGAGCACACGCTCGCGGGCAGCCACCTGCGATGGGCTATTCGCGGCTTCGTCAGTTTGTGGATCATCGATTAACACGAGGCTCGGACGCACAGCGCTGCCATCGGGTCGAGTGTGCTTGATGCCTCGGATGCGACCTGTGATGCCAGACACACGCACCGCCGCACCTGCAGACGCAGCACCCGGAATCCAAGGCAGCGTGATCTGGTCGGCGCTCCACTGGATGTGCGTCGGTCGATCCTCGGAGGTCTGCCCTCGCACGCGAGCGGTGATGCCTTCAAGGGCTCGCACTGGATAGCAGGCCGCAGGGTGGTCAGCGGCCAAGAGGTCGTTCTGTGAGAGGTGACTCTTGATCGCATCGAGCATCTGACAAGCGATCGCCTGATCGCTACCGACGAGCATGACGAATGGCCGATGGCCGTAGAGCATCGCCCACAGGCAGGCCCACTCGCAGAGCGTGCTCTTGCCCGAACCTCGTGGCATCGCGAATGCGAACAGCTCGCCACGCAACACGGCGCTCTCGATCTTGGTGATCGCGAGGATGTGATCCGGCGACCAGGCGAGAGGGAACGACTCGGCTCCGTAGACCTCGCAGAATCTCTGGAAACTTTTGCCGCACTCGTTGAGCCTGGCGATGTCTTCGACTGGTGGGA